ATTAACAATGCCGTTTTTAATCAAAATGATATATGGCATGATGAACATTTCGACAGGAGGGAAGATCTGAAAGGATTAAGATACGAGACAGTTTCAAAGGTCGAGTTTATTGGAGTTCAGGAAGTTTTTAATATTCAAGCGAGTGGTACCCATACTTATGTGGCAAATGGATTTGTTACGCATAATACCGGGGGGGACATGGAGGAAGGAGCTGCTGACCTTGAAAATATTCATTACAATCCTTCTAATTACGGATGTTTATCATATCGGAATAAATGGGATATCGACAATAGTGAAGTTTTAAGGACTGGACACTTTACTCCTTCGTGGATGTTTAGGATTATTGACAACGATGGCAATAGTTTAAGGGAGTTAAGCATAAAAGATGTTCTCGAGGAAAGGGCTTCGCTGAAACCTGACGACAGGTTTACTCATACGACTCAGCATGCTTTATATGCCTCAGATGCTTTCCTTATCTCTTCTGGAGGGTTTTTTGGTACAAGTGTTGCAAACTGGTGCAATGAGCGAAGAGCTTATATAAAAACGCATAGAGAAGCACAGATAGTCACAAGAGGAAGACTCGAGTGGAACGATAGAAAAGATAAGAAAAAAGGAGTTTATTTCATTCCTGATCCTAAAGGATGGCTAATGGTTGCCGAACACCCTATTCTTGACTCAGAGGGAATCCCTTATAAGAACCTGTATCGAGTAGCGACAGACAGTTATGACCAGGATGAAGCTTACTCATCAAGCTCTAAAGGATCGTGTTGGGTAAAAAAAGGATTCCTTAATAGTGACAGTTCTGCGAATAAGTATGTAGCCGGCTTTCTCGAAAGGCCTGAATTATCCGTAGGAGGTCGCGAAGTCTTTTATGAGTACACAGCACTTCTGACAGCGTATTATGGAGCAAGCAATCTCATAGAGCATTCAAACTTGCTTATCTTTGAATGGTATGACAAAAACGGGTGTTCATGGATGCTGAAATTGAAGCCTGAGTTTGTGACAGCTAAAATGGTGATTAATTCAAAGACCTCAAACGTATTCGGGATTGACCCATCGACAAAGCCATATTGGTTAAAAATGCATGCTGATTATTTAAAAACAAAAGAAAATATTGACAAGTGTGATTTTGAAGTACTTTTGGAGGCGTGGGCAAAATTTAAGTATAGGCCCGGAACCATTAGATATAATTGCGATATTACAATAGCCACATCGTTGTGTACGGTTTACGAGGAAGATGAAAAAGAGATGATGGTCTATGGTAGTTCTAAGCAAGTAAAGAGAAGGCCAATGCCAAGATATAAGACAGTTAACGGGGTAATGAAATTAGTATTTGATTAAGATGAAAGATTTAGATTTTGATGTTTTATCCAAGACGAAAGAAGGTCGCAGTCTGATTTTGGCAGAACTTAACAACCAAACGTCGAATGGATATTTAAAAGAAAGAGATGCCGAATGTTGGACTCTATACAATAATACGGGAGACTCAAACGAATTTAGTTATCTGCAAAAAATAGGGGACAATGAACTTCCCGCTAAAATAAGAAGGATTCCAATCCAGCGATCAAAGTCGAATATTCTTATTTCTCAGCAGTCAAAAAGAAAGACCGGCCATAAGGTAAGCCTGATTGATAAGAAATCTGTAAACAAGAAATTGGAGAGGATTTTCTATGCTTTATTGTCGATAAGTCATAAAAGAGTTAATGCAGTCATTCAAGATATCGTAAGTAAAATAGCGATGCTTGACCAGCAAAAAGAAATGATGCTTTCTCAGCTACAACAACAGCCTCAGACAGAGGAACAGGCCGCAAAGCAACAGGCATTAAGAGATGCCCTTCCATTCCTGATAAGTCAGTATAAACAAGCTCAGGATGCTTTATCTAACGCAAAGAAGATTGACGATAAGACCATGGATAAAATCAATGAGTATTTCGAAAGCTCATATGAAGATGTCATGGAACTTTACTCCTCAAAACTTCTTGAGAGAATAAAAAAAGATGTCAAGTATCAGCGGTATAGTGTTACAGCTTTTGTACACAAAATTGTAACTGGCAGAGAGTATTTCTATGTCGACTACACAATGGGAGATGATAAGCTCACTTATGAAGTTGTGGCAGGACAAAACCTTATCTTCCCGTCAATAGAGAGTATCGAGTGGACACAGGACTTACCGTGGATAGGAAGAGAAACGGTAATGACAAAAGAGCAAATAAAGAAAACCTACAACTTTACTGACAGAGAGCTTGAGCGAGTAAAAAAAGGCCGTTATGTAGCAAAAGGAACTGATGCCGGCATGTTTGTTTCTGGGGCCGGACAAGTTGCTATTTTAAAGACCGACCCCGTTGGAGGATCTTCTTCTTATGAAGTAATCCAAGATGGCTATACCGTTAAAGATTTTTGGTGGAGAGTCTCTGAGGTAATGAGCGCTATTATTACTCCGAATAAATTTCAGGAAGGAAAAAGCTTTGTGAAGTTTGTCGAGGGGAAACCAGTTATTTCTTTAGAGGAGTTTTATTACAATCCCAAAAAGAGAATGTACATTAACCGGGAAAACGAGGAAATCACTTATCCTAAAAGTGAAGTTCATACTTACAATCCGGCAAAAGGAGAAAGATTTGAGCGAAGGTATTTTGATGTCAGATATAAAGGTGTTGTTATTGGAGATGTTTTAATGAAATCTGAAGTTGACCCGATACAGCCAAGACCTTTTGATAATTTTAAATATGTTCCGCTTCCAATTGTAGGTAAAACATATTCAGGCGTCGGAGAATACCCCTATTCGATGTTCTGGTCCACGAGAGAGCTTCAAAAGCAGTACTGGATAGTTTCCTACTTCAGGGAGCTCACGTTCGCTATGGCGGGCGCTAGCGGTGTTGTTTTCGATATGTCTCAAAAGCCTTCCGGGATGAGTGACAATGATTGGTATTACCAAATGAAACAAGGCCGGTATTTGATAGAGACTCTTACCGAAACAGGAGCGCCAAAGAAAACTTCTTTTAACCAATTTCAGAGAGTCGATCAATCTCTTCCGGGAAGCATTCAGTATTTTGAATTGATCCTTCAGGGATTGGATAATCAGATAGGGTTGATAATGGGTGTCCCTCCTCAGCGAATGGGAGTTGTTACCCCTACAGATCAGGTAGGAACATTTGAACGAAGCAATGAGCAGTCAATGCTTGTTACAGAGATTCTATACGAGGAACACGACGAGGTGGAAAAACAAGCTTTAGGATTGGCGTTTAATATATCCGCTCAATACATCTATCAACCCGGTGATATTATAGAGTTGCCCGATGAAGTCACAACTCTATGGAAAATACCTTCTTTCATAAAAGAACTGAGAGCAGAAGTTCATTTAGAAGCCACTCAGGAGGACGTACAAAGACTTAAAGAGCTTAAACAGTTTGCATGGAATAAAGGAGCTCAGGGAGCACTTCCAATTGGATTTACAGCCCAGATAATAAGCTATGACAATTTGAAAGAATTGGAAAAAGCTATTATTGAACAAGCCAAGAGACAAGAGGAGATCCAACAGTTAAACGCTCAAGCAACGGCCGGAGCTGCAGAAGAGGCTAAAAGAAAAACCCTTCAGATGCAACAAGCTTTTGACGAACAGATGAAGTCAATTGATTCTCGCCTCGTTGAAGCAAAGCTCAAAGCAGACATCCAAATGAAGTCCTATGAGATTGAATTGAAGAAGAGAGAACTGGCTATTAAAGCAGCAACAGAAACCGTTAAGGCAGGACTTGAAGCAGAGCGGATCAGTAATGAGTTTGCTATTGAAAGTGGAGTTGTTAATGAGAATAATCGTGCAAACAAAATGGATGAACGATTAAGAGCTCTTGAAATGGAGTTGCAAGCTCTTATTGCAAAATACAAGGAGTCTGCAAAAGCAACAGGAAGTAATCCTAAACGAGTATCAAAAGAACACGTTATGGATTAAAATTTGCTTTTATATAAATAAATATTACTTTTGTTTCAAAATTAAATAAGAAAAAGATGGAAAGAGTACCAGTAGATCGAATTGCCGCAGCATTAGCTGATATAGAAGTTCCTGTTGGGCCTTCTAATAATCCTCCAGCAACACCACCAGCAGATCCTCCAGCAGGAGATCCTCCGCCAGGTGATCCACCAGCTCCACCAGCTGAAGGAGGAGGAGATCCTCAGCCACCTGCATTTGAGAATCCATATTTGAAAACGATGAGGGATAGATTTAAATTATCCGGAATCGAATTGGATATCCCAAAAGAACTCGAAGCCGAAGGAGTAGCGCCAGAAAAAGTAATTGATTACATGCAAACAAAAATACTTGAACATGGATCTTCAAGTGATCCTTTTTTAAGTAAGTATCTTGAAGCAAGCAAGCAAGAGGGATTTGATCGTGATAAATTCATCTCGAGTTATAATGAGGAGAACGCGTTATTGACAATGCCCTCAAAAGACTTTTTAAGAACTCTATACAAAAAGCGTAACGGTAAAACAGAAGCAAATCCGGAAGGGTGGACTGATGCGGATATCGATACTCGGTTATCAAAGATGGACCGTATAGAGCTTGACGAAGTTGCTGAAAGCCTCAAAACAAAAATGAAGGAGAACTTAACAAAAAGCACAACATCTCCTGAAGTAATTCAAAAGAGAATTCAAATTGCAAATGATGCGATATTTAAAAACGTGGAAGACGTGGCCGTTATCATGAGCAAGGAATCAAATATAGGGGGTATTCCCCATACACAAGAAGATGCAGCGGAATTCAAGGAAGTCTTTAAACAATTAGCGGCAATAAATCCTGAAACAGGTAAGCCCAGGTTTACGGACTTTTTCTCAGACGACAAGAATTTGTACAGCTCGTTATATTTAATGTGGAAAGCAACTAACGAGAAGAATGGGATAAATTCATGGTTGTCTGATTTCAAAGAGAATTTCAAAGCAGAAATCTTATCCAAGACAAAAGTTAATCCAAGTACACAGCGCGGTAACAGCAAGCAGATAAGCCAGCCGAAGCCGGAGGATTATGTTTAATTGAAAATCATTTTATACTATAAAAAATGAGATTATTACCAGGAACACCAAGCGAAGTCTCGGGAGAAAGTATTAGCTCGTATTCTCTTATCAACGCAGCCATTACTAACCCGGACGTGCTTCCTCGTGTATGGGAAGTATTTAAAGAGGAAGAAAGCCCCCTCTCCGGTATCTTAGCCGCAGAAGGCATGACCTCTAAGGGTCTTTTTGATAACATGCAGAACAGCAGTTACAAGGTCGTTAAATCAAACCATGTTATGTATCCTATCAAAAATAGCGATATCAGAAAACCTAAAATCGTACACATCAATGGAAAAGGATTTGATTGTCCTGCATACCCAACCGAACCCGGAAAGAACCAGAGCGTTGTAACCATTTTCTTGAACAACAACTGGGCCCGTCCTAACGAGGTCATTGAAATGAATGACAACGTAACTCAATTCTTTATCTATGATGATGAGGAGCCTCGTGAATATACCGATTCTTCTACCGGAACAACCGGATGGCTTTACAACTGTAAGCTGAGGACAAAAGAAATTGGTGCTTATGCCGATACAGAACTCTTTGAAGAAGGAGCTGAAGTAGGTGTGGCCTCTGTTCTTTACGAACAAGATTTCTCTGAAACCGGTGCTGAAAAATATACCTATGATGGATGGGGACATGCTTATATGACACTGCAACGTGTTAAAATGAGCTACTCAGGTACTGCCGCAGCTATGGCTGGAAACGTTGATCGTAGCTGGTATGAGTTCCAGAACTCAAAAGGACAGCGTGTAAGCAGCTATCTCGATTACGCTGAGAAAGCAATGTGGAGACGCGCTGCAATGTATCATGAATACGAAGCTATTTTTGGTAAAGGATCAGTTACCGTTGACGGTGATGTAATCTTGAAAAACAAAAAAGGTCGTGAAATCATGTCAGGAGATGGTCTCCTTTATCAAGGTGAGGGTGCTTACGAATATCCATACAACAAATGGACAATGAAGTTCCTCGAAACTCTTTTGCGTGACACCTATATCCGTTCAGGAAAAGATGGCCACCAGAAAGTAGCCTTAATTGGTGGATGGGAAAACTCTGTAGGTTTTGACCGTATGATGGCTGAGAATGGATTCATTACTCAGAACAACAATATCGAAGGAGCCGGAGCTGAAAAAGGAGTGAACAACTCTTACAGCTATTATGAAATTGGAGGAGTCCGTATCATCAAAAAACAGTATCGCTGGTTCGATTCTCAGCAACGTCCAAACAAATATTTATCAGATGGAACAACCAAAGGTTCTTATGATGGATTTATCGTTCCTCTTGGAATGACCGACGAAGGTGAAAACGCAGTTGAGCTTATCCAATTGAGACCTCCGAAATCAGGTACCGTTTCCGGTATTGACGTAGGTGGAGAAATGGCCTCTTCAGTTGACGGATCGAGCAAGCACGTTCTTGTTCAGTCAGGGATTATCAGCAGGGTTAAAATCCAGCGCGTATTCCGTCCCTATAAATCGTAATTAATCATTAAAGTAAAAGTAAAGTGAAAAAGAAGTTAGATGGCAAGAAAGTTCGTTTTATTGCGGTAGACCCGAAATATTCCAGAACACCATACCCAGCAATTGCACCAGAGAGTGGCCGCATGGGAACGTATGTAACAGGTCAGCACATTGACCCAGACGATCCTGAGACCCACAACAACTTAACGAAGGCCGAGATGCTTAATCCGGATGAAATCAAGCCGGCAGCAAGAAGATCCTCGTGGTTGTACGTAATCAACCCGGAAGCGCCTGTAATGATCATGCATGGAAAATGGTATGATTGCAGGTTGAATGACAAGGGTAAACCGATTAATCCAAAAGACTATGCAGAAGCTTACTTTATAATAGAGCAGGATATTGTTGCTCCGAATAAAGATGCTTCAAGAAAAGACAAACACAAGTTCTATCTTGAAGATAAAGATGCTGAAGCAAAGTTAAGGATTGAGAAGTTTGATGCAATTTACGAAGCTGAGAAATTGGTACGCGAACACATGGCCGTGGATGAATATCGCACTGTTATTGAGATCCTCAATATGCAGTCAATTCAATTCAGGCAACCGACACAGGGATTAACCGAACTCCGAATGAAAGATATTCTTCTTGATGTGGCAAGAAAGACTCCGGACGTCATAAATAAAATTATGAGCAAAGAGTCGAAGGTTTATTTCTACATTTACAAACTTGTAGACAATAAGATCATTGCAAAACAAAAAGATGGATTCTATGAAGGACGAACTTTCTTGTCGACTTCTTTTGAACAGATGGCCGCTTATGTTGAGAACAAAGCAAATGCAGAGGTCATTGAGAAATGGAACAGATTACTTCGTGAACGAGAACTAACGCTTGATTAATCATGGACACGGCTAAAAAATTATTCGAATATTTTCTCTACTCCGTAAGGAAGGAGAGGACTGCTGTAATTTCTCCTGAAGCATGGACTTCGTTTATGTCAGGGATTATTCTTGATTGGGTAAAAGCAAGATTACCTGAGACGGAATATATACAGAAGAGAATCGATGATTTGGAGGCCATTCATGTTATCACAGATGGTATTCTTCACAATATGATAGAGGCAGACGAAAATGGTCTTTATCCTATTCCTACTGATCCTAAATACCTGCATGGGCTGAGTGCGACCTTTGCTTATTACTACAATCCTGTTGGAGAAGATGAGATTATAGGGGGAGATGAAAGGACTCAAATTGTCGGGTCAAATACTGGACTCCTTTATAAGACCGTAGGACGCATTCTAAGGGCAGATAATCGAGGGATGATAGAAAGTAACCCTTACAGGAAACCAAAGTCTACACGCGTTTATTTTGATCTTAGAGAGAGCTTTATTTACTTGTCTTCTGGTGACACATCTTTTAACAGATTGATTCTTGAGTATTATAAATATCCTGAGAAAATTACATTCACCTCCTCTGGGGAGGATTCTACTGGGAGCTTTAATGAATCCCAAAATAAAGAGATAGTTGATTTAGCTATCAGAAAATATTTAGAACGGGTTAGAGATCCGAGACATCAAAGTTTTGGAGCAGAACAAATGTCAATCCCACAATAATAGATAATTTTTAAAATCTACAAATATGTCTGGAGGAAATATTACTTACCCTAGAGGAAAATGTTTCAGGAACACACTTGTGAATACTGATTTCAGAGGGTATGTCGACATGCACGGCAATAAACACTTGCTAAATACAATTACGGGACAGGACTTGATTGCCGGTTCTGCTTCCTACGCTCTTATCAGCGCGATGAGTGCATCAAAAAGAGTAGCTGGTATTAACCTTAATGATGATTATCCAGTTCTTGGAGGAATCGCTTATGAATATGGATTTGGTATCCATATCAAAGCAAAAGAACCTGGTGTTGGAAATGATTTGCCGAGAGGAATCTCAAAAGGTTATTACGCCAAAACAACTCGATTAGCTGATGCAGTATCCGGTAAAATCAGTACTGCGGAAATGCTTACTCAGATTGCCAATGTAAAAGCTTTAATTGCCGCCGATACAGGATTGGGTGATTATGATGGAAACATTCAAGGAGCAGTTATTGATGTGACCGAGAATGGACTTGGTATGGTAGCTACTGGTGGAGCTATTACCGCCACGTTTACATGCGATTCAGTATCTGTCACCGTAACTGCCGCCGCTACTGTTGCTGCCGCTGTAACAGCGATTAACGCAGCTTCTTCTTTCTACGCAAAAGCTCACGCTTTCAGTCTGAATGGGAAACTTGTTATTATTCCTGTTGATCCGTCGAAAGCTGTTACCGCAGCTACCTTGACCAATATCGCGGCTCAGGGATATCCCGTTCTTGTTGTAAGCACTAAAACTGATTACTACAAGAACTACACCTATGAAGTTGAAGCTATCGACGAATGTGCTTTCTTTGAATATTCAGTTGGAGGTCATTTCGAACACAAAGGCATTACTTCTGATGATGTGTTCATGGCTTTTGCAAACAGGAAGAACAATCGTGGTTTTGCCAATATGACGAGGAACACTCAGCCGGCTGATCAATCATGGGAAAAATGGGTACTGAAAACAAAGTTGGCTGGAAACAGTTTCCATGGAGCTTCTCATAACGATACTCAGGAAATCATCGAGGAAGTTTACGTGCCTGCGGGATCTTACAATTTGGCCAGCTTTAAATGGGCAGATGCTTCAGGATCAGAAACTACAGTTCAGTTTAAACAACTGCTCGATTGGTGGGTCGCCTAAGATCGCTTTTAATTAGTTTTTAAACCAAAGGGCACTAGGGTTATTTTAAAGCCCTATTGCCCTTTTTAATTTTACAACAATGGCAAAGACTTTATCTGAAATGACTTTTTCTGTTATTGAACAGGCTTCTGGATTCAATATAACAGATGATAATGAATATCCAGAAGATCTCGTAGCGGACATTCTGGTATCTGTAAACAGCACTCTTATTCGCGAGGCCTTCCGTAACAGAACTCTGGATGAGTCTCTTTATCTAAGCCATGAGAATGTTCCAATACTCGAGATATCTAATGATATCGAAATAGAGGGAGTAACTGTAAAAAACAATCAACATTTAAAATATGCTTCGATTCCTTACCTCATAACCGGTATTGGAGATCGGAACTTGATTTACTTCGGGACGAGTGATTTTAGCAGTAACTTTTCTCGTAAAAGATTTCAGAGATTAATAAATCAATTAGGGATTGTATTCAAGCTTTCGAATGTTTCATATTCTGTTATCGGAAACAAGGCTTATTTTTTGAGTACAGAGGTTCAAGGGATGAGTATTGTAAGTGCTATTGGCTTATGGAACGATCCTCGTTTAGCGAGCTCCTATGACCCTGAGATGCCATTTCCTACACCAAGTGATTACAAGATGGAATTATTGGCACTGCAGCAGTTACTCCAAACAAAAAATGTCCCTTATGATATTGTTAATGATGGACAGAGACAAATAATTCAACCAAGGCAAAGAGAGGAGGCTAGATAATGCTTATCAGATTAAATAGCAATTACACCAACGGGGACAGAACGTTTTATCAAAACGAAGAGATTCCTTTATATGATAAATACAGGTCTGTAATTGCAAAAAATCCTGAAATTGTCGAAACGATAAGATTAAAGAAAAATGCTTATCTTGATTATGGAGATGTGCCGGCTCTTGAACTGAATGATTATATCGTGGCTATGAGACTGAGGCTTTTTCCCGAAATGGCAAGATATGTTCATTTGCTCGATAACCAGACTTTTAATACAGAAGCAGACGGCTACACAAGTGCTGACAGTGGTTTTCGGATTATCGTTGATACGTTACTGAAAAGAGTTTTAGTTTTTTGGAGGTCTACTGTTACATATGGATGGAGTGGTGACGTTGAGCTTTATTATGTGTATGAGCTGGTTAATTTTTTCGATAATGAAATAACTGATTTTGTATTTTGGAAAGAAGGCCAACGTATAGGATTTATCGTTAATGGCAATGTGCGTTCCTATTACATTTATCCGGGATGGTATTTTCCTTATGGAGACATTTCTACTCTTCAATACAATACAGGGAAAAGAAGTATTATCGGAGGATATTACAATGGGTCAAACGTTGTTGGATCGGCAGGATTTGACCTTGAACGATTAGAAGTCTCTCCTTTTTCACTCGAGAACTTAAATACAGCCACTCAGATGAACGATGTACCCAATGCAGTGTTCAGAGTATCGGCAAAAGGAAAATCGGAAGAGAATGCTTATAAAGACGAAATAGGGGCATTAGTTCCGGCATGGAGTGAAGTGATGTATAATTTGAGTCCTCTTTATTCTGATCCTTCTAAATATTTCGGGTACATATACAGGGTAAGAATAGATGGCGTTTTTTATGAGATTCCAGAAGATTACATAATTGAGATCGATTCTAAAACGAATACCGGAGTAACAGGGGAAAGCTATAAGCAAAAATGGGAGAGAGACACCCAAAAAGACTCGGTGGCTACAGATGGCGATTATGTGAAAGCCACAAAAGAAACATTGGGGATTGACATTTCTCCAAAAGCCGGGCCAGACAAAGCTGATTATGCAAACCAACATTTATTACCAGAATGGTTAAGACGGAAACAATAGCGAGAAGAGAAATGGTCAAGTACCGTTATCTCGTTGACTTAGAAGAGTCTTTTAATTTACCTGAAAAAAAATGCACAAAGCAGAATGTATTTAATATCTTTGAAAAGTTTTCTGACCGATATAAATACCAGAGGGAAAAGAGAGTCAAAAGATCACGAACAGCAGTAAATGGAGCTATCGAAGTAGCGTTAGAACTTCTCTACGAAAAGATACTTGAAGGGCATGAAGTTGTTTTACCTGGTGGAATAATGAGAATAAAAATTGCTGATGTAAGCCTGAGAGCTAAGAACAACACCAAATATATCATAAATGTAAAAGGTCAGTTGTTAGCAATCGAAATTGTGTTCAGGAGCTATTACATAAGCCATCTTATCAAAAGAGGATACCGCGCCGGAATGTTTATGCTTTTGAATGTGAAGGCAAGAGAGAGGGGTGTTAAAACGATACACGAATATGCCGCGCAGAATAATTTAATCTACGAAAAATTAAAGCCATGGACTTTATCACACACGAAGTAATATACAATCAGTTACTCACTATTTTTAAAAGTAAAGCTTTTGATGAAGAGGATGTCATGAACTGGTGCCAAGAGGTAGAAACTCTTTATGTTGCTAACCCAGATGATATGCTAAGG